TGTTGGTAGCAACAGTAGTCGGATACCAAATTGCACGAAGCAACGCAGTCTCAAGGAAGCTAGTCAACCAGTAGCACTCAGGATCCATGTTGACAATAGTAGCGAGAACATTGCGAGTACCAACTACTGTACCTTCGGGAACAGCCTTGATCGTAACAGGAAGCTTACCGCCATAAGTCTTGACGATATATTCCCAACCTTCACGATTGAAGGGTTCACCGTGTGCAGTGATAATAGCTTCGGCTTCGTCAATCATTTCCATCGTCACTGGAGTAAGCAAGTACTCCTTGATGAATGCTTGAAGACCGAAGAACACAGTTGCGTCATGAACGCCGCCGCGGCTTTCAATGTAACTGTAAATGTATTCCGTACCTTCGGGATACTGATTGAACTGGCTATACTTGTAGCTGTCCGAATTAAGAATGATGTTATGCATAATAGAACTCCTCTATTTAAAAATGCTAGCTTCTATCAGCTAGACTTGATGATTGACTATAACGAATCTTTAGTAGAATGTCAACCAAATTCTACCAAAGTTACTGATCCGCCCTGTGCGGAAATCTTTTCTGCGAAGTCTTCCAACATCGCAATGATACGATCCTTATCACCACCTGCAAGTCCCATACCGATATAAGGGAAGCCGATTTTGAAGGGGCCATATTCTGCTGCCATCTTCTTAAGAATGACTTCAAACGAAGCATACTCAAAATGGTCAACGTCACGGGGTGCAAAGTTAATTTGCGTATATGCGTTGATGATAACAAACTTATCGGTCACATGGGCAGAAATATTGCCAAGCTTTTGGACTTGACTATTTCCACTGTCCTGCAGGTTTAGGGTATAAGCTGTATCAGCTTCATATGCTTTTGGATATCGCTCACGAATCTCCTTAGCGATGCCAGAACCCATAGTGTTTAGGCAGTTGCATCCATGAACGATTACATCAAACTCACCCTTCTCTGCGAGGTCAATGAGATTACCTTTAGTGTGCTTAAGCATGATTAAAGCCCCAAGAAATACTGAATGATGAAGTAGTGGTCGTCAAAGAAATCTTCTTCACGAAGTTCGCTGATTGGAACCCACTTTGCCTTTTCAGCATCATCGGCACCTTTCACCTTAGGCAGCGTAACATCATCTGCCAACTTGAAGTGATATGCCTTCGTGATAACACGACCGAGCGTAGAACGATACGGATCGTCAAACGTTTCATGGTCACGAATGCTACCACGCAGCACAGCCTCAGGAACCTTAATCTTCGTTTCTTCACGGAGTTCACGAATAGCACCATCAAGCTGCTTTTCATACTCGTTCAAGTGACCGCCGGGCAATGCCCATAGACCCTTACCAGGTTCCGAACGGCGCTTAACAAGCAGGATGTGTCCGCTCTGTTCAACAACTGCGTCAACAGTGGCGTGCTTCACGGGATAGGGCGAAACTTCCCACTGCTTCTTGTAGTCACGGACAAACTTAAGTTCATTGTGAAGTTGCACGTAAGTATCGGTACCACGAAAATCCATGAGAAACTTAACGACACTCATAGGAACCGTCTGATTAGACAGAAACCCTCGCTCTAGGTACTGTTCACGAATCTCTGTAGCGTGAAGATCATTCTGAATTTCAACATTCACCGACTTATACTGCGGGAACATCTTAAGATAGTAGCTAGTGTTATCCTTACTAGCGCCAATCAATCCGACCTTAGCGTCATTGTAGCCGCTTGCTCTCCAAGAGGTGAAGTTATTGACAACATCAAGTGCAGTATCAAGCACGATGGTCTGCACCTGCTTAATCCAGGCTGCATCATTATAAGTCTTGTCATAGAGAGGCTTGATGATGAGGCGTTCACTATCAGTGAATGCTCCTTCAATCATCTGCTTACGTTCATCAAACGTGAACGGGTTACGGATCGTGCGGGCCTTACCTGCCGAACCTACGAGAACCAATACATTTTTAGATTTTTGTAGCGCAATATCAATGATGCGCTTATGTTCATTATGAAAGGGCTGAAAGCGCCCAACAAAGACCAGAAGGTCAAACTCTTTTTCCATTGCTCAAAACTCCTTTGAAGCGATTTATATAGAAAGTCTATCTTTTTACAAACTTATTTATACAAGGAAAGCCGGGTAAAGTCAAGAACTTTCTCTACCCGGCTACCCATTTTATTCAATTACAGGATTGGTGAAGGTTACTAACCTAGTCCCGCCCGGCACCCGCCGTACACCGTCAGGAGCAGTCCAAGAAGCATCATCATCTTCATCAAGATCGCGCCAATCATCCCACACATCTTTCATTGCTACCGGTACAATATACCAATGACCACTGTTGTCACGATCAAGAAAAAACTGTTCCATTTTACTTCCCCTTGCTATACATTCGTTATAGCATTTTGGGCAAGCTATGTCAACCGTTTTATGCGAATATTTCTAGTGCAGTTCCACACTCACTACAGAACTTAGCAGTTGCCTTATTCTGCTTACCACAAGTGACACACTTAGGCTTAGCCTTAACAGTGATTGGCTTGCGAATTGCTTCATTGTCAGGTGTCTCGCCTAGCAACTTGAGAATGATATTGTGCTTTTCTGATTCCGTTGCAAACCAACTTGCAGTCACAAACTTCTGATCACTCTTACTACCTGCAACAGTGATACCTGTTTCAGTCTGCGGTGCTGCGTTAAATGCTTGTACTGAACTTGCGTTTATGTAGGTTGCCAACTTGGCGTAGTAGTCCAAATCGCTGGCTGATATTTCGGATAGACTTTTTCAAACTGATATTCTACACGAATCAACCCATCTTCAAGCTTGATGCCGCGATGGTCTTCAATCTTACCGGTGCGTTCAATGAACTTGAACTTGTTACCTTCGTTCATATTACCATTGCGAATGGCTCGTTGTAGGTCAATCTCTTGTCCTGCATTCAATACGAGTCCACCTGGCACGATATTGTCACCATCAATGTAGATATTGATTAATGCTCTTACTGTGTTGAGGTTCTTGAGAAGAATACTGTATTCGCTTCCAAATGGGATATAGACAGTATCTTTGAATTCACGGAGTACTTTTCCGTTGGCTTTGATGCTGGCAACCAGCTTACTATTATACATCATGTTTCTTCCTTTCTACGGACCACAGACTAAGGCCCTCATTCTTAAAGTCTGTTACGAAGCTTCATGCTTCAATATTATTTATCTGCTACGAAGCACCGTTGTGATATTTGTAATGTCAGTATTTGCCCTACGCATTTGTCTGCTATTAAGTGCAAGAGCCGAAGCCATCTTATGAACCTGTTCGCTCAATAAACGAACTTTGTCTTCTAGGTTCTTGATGCGCTTTTCATCATCTTTTTCTTTTTGGTCAAACTCTACTACGCCTGTTTCCACAATTGGCTTGTTTGAATACATTGTCACTGTTATTTCCTTTTTAAAGATATCTTATACTTTATATATTCTGCAATATGCTCTGCTACATTTATTCCGCAGTATTTTTCAAAGCCTTCAAATCCCGGTGCACTGTTTGCTTCACATATCTTGTAACCATCTTTGTCAAACAATAAGTCAATGCCTGCAATTTCTAATCCACAAATTCTAGCTGTTTCTCTTGCAAGATATTCTATTTCGCCGTTAACTTCAAACGGTTCACCGTAGCCACCGTTAGATATGTTTGCTCTGAAATCACCTTCGGGTGCATGACGCTTCATTGCTCCGATAACTTTTCCACCGATAACTAATACACGCAAGTCTTCGCCGGGTCTGGCATCTATGTATTCTTGAACTAATAGTGTTTTTGGAGTATCAAGATTGCCAATAAATTCCATCATTTTCTTGAATGCGGTCTTGTTCTCACAAAGATAGATACCTTCACCATAACTGCCACTGATCACTTTAACGACACAGGGCCAACCGATGAGATTGTCTGCGATATCTACATCTACGGGAAATCTAACAAGCATAGTATTAGGTACTGGCATACCTTTGCTAGCTAGTAACTGATGGCTACGCATTTTATCTTTTGCGATTTCTACGCTTATAGAACTATTAATGCACTTAATATGTTCTTCTTCAAATTGCCTAACAATAGCAGTGATAAACTCGGTAGTGCCTGATCCGGTGCGAGTCAACACAAGATCAGGCATGCCAAACTCTTGTCCATTGTATTTGATACCGTGTCCAGTACCTTTTCCTACAATTACATCAAAGTTATCTGGGTGGTAAATGGTTGCAGGGATACCTAAGTCAGCGAGACTTTTCACGAGACGACGATTTTCGTATTCGCTCTCGTCCTTCTTAGACAATATAAGTATTGACATGCTGTATCCTAATAATAGTATTTAGCTATTTTACGCGGGTACTCCAGTAACATCATACTTTAGTGATAAGAAACTAACTAACGGATGGTCCATTGGTTCAATCTCAATGTGATACCCGGAGTCAAACTTTCTAAAGGGATGAAACTTAACTCCGGACTCTTTGATTGCTCGTTCTATCTGCTTGAAGTCCTGAATCGGAACAAACAACTTAGTTGTCATAGAGTTCCTCCTCAAAGTCTTCTTCGGTTTCTAGTTGGTAGCCGCGGCCATCTTTCGCATAGTCAATATAATAGTCTTCGTTGGGCATAAGTTTGCGAAGACCATCTACTGTCAATGAGAGAAATAGAAAGTCTTTTTCATCAGCAATGCTAACAACATACCAACTAGTACCGCATCCTCCACCAAAGACCTTCAACATACCATGTTTGATCTTGTGATTTTTTAGTGCTTGTCTAAGTTGATTGCCCTTACTGGTGATCAGCCTAATAGGATTCTTCTTACCGTTCAGCCTAATGCTGTTCATAACGGTAAGTTCTTTGATCGTAGCAGTATTGTCTTCGTCAATAACCAAATGGCAGTTCTTGACTCGGATGCTACCTTTAGTGCTAGGATTATCGGGAGTTTCTTTAGTAGACCACGGAACAGAACAATCAACGTGATTTACATAGTAACTCTCACCTTTGGTTTTCAAGACCCACATGGGAATTGACGGATCGGTGAGGTGACCCTTATTAAAGTGGAACACAACGTCCTTACAAGCTAATTCAACTTTCTATGCCATTTTCTTTCTCCTTTGTTTAGCATAACAGTATTTATTTTATATCGTATCGGGTAGAAAAATGCTCTATCCTATCACCAAAGCAAAGCTTTAGCCAAACTTCTTGCTCTTTAGTAGTAGTAATAATTTGGGTGTTGTGATTTACCTTAACCCAGCTATTATTATGAAATCCTATAGTGTCTATGGGATAATCGTCTGTTACTATTGAGTAATTGACACCTGCCCGTTGAAGCATTTCAAGATCGTCTCTTGTTACTTCTCCGAGCAGGTACCAAACTTTAGTGACAACTTGTGTCAAATTATCCCTGCAAATATGCAAGAACATTTTCTGGTGAAGTCTCACCATACGGATCATCTTCCGCATTGTGTGCAATGTTAGGTTCAATAAACCACTTTTCAATCACGCCATTGTCAACAACAACAGCATAACGCCAAGAACGAACACCAAATCCAAGATTATCCTTCTGCACTAGCATGTTCATCTGACTAGTGAAAAGGCCCGAACCATCGGGAATAACCTTAACGTTCTGAATGTTTTGGTCCTTTGCCCAGCAATTCATCACAAATGAGTCATTGACCGAAATACAGTAGATTTCGTCAATACCAAGCTCCTTGAACTTTTCATAGTTCTGTTCAAAGCCCGGAAGCTGATAGGTTGAGCAAGTAGGAGTGAATGCGCCCGGAAGCGAAAACAGAACTACTCGCTTACCAGCAAAGTATTCGTATGAGGTAACATCCTGCCAGCGGAAGGGATTTGGACCTTCAACTGATTCATCACGAACACGAGTCTTAAAGACTACGGCAGGGACAATAGTTGGTAACTGTTCAATCATAATTATTTCCTTATAATACCATAGCAATAATTGCCACATAAGTTAATTGGTGAACTAGCTGATCTAATCCAGTTAGCTGCCAAAATTCATTATGCGTAGTTGCTCCCCAACCCTTTATACGATTGATGTTCATCTTCGCATAGTCTGTCCAATAGTGAACAGTAAACTCAAATGCCATTGCCGCTAATGCAATGACAGGAGTAGTGAAAAACAAAAGAATAATAAACGTAGTAACTGCATGGAGGCCAGAGTGTACGATGCCTCCCCAGTGTCCTAGCTTTCCCTTATTTTGCCACATATAAGCAGGTTGGTAATAGAAATCCCAAATGAAGTGCTTAACAAGCAGTAATGTCAAAAGAGTAATCATATTACCAACCTTATCTTTTGGCGCCCCTGACAGGAATTGAACCTGCAATCATGGGTTTTAGAAGCCCGTGTGAACCACTCAGCCTCAAGGGCGCTTAACCTTAGCGGTTATTACCTACGTTGATAATACCCTTGAAGTCGTAAGGGACAACAACAGTGTTGACCTTGCCAGCCTTCACGCCTTCTGCGATATCCTGTAGAGCCATAGCAGCCATGTACTCGGTAGCACCACGGTTAGCATTAAGTGCAGCAATACGCTGTGCTTCAAGACGGGCAGTCTGAACTTCAACTTCCTTACGCTTCTGTTCGTTCTGTGCCTGAACAAGAGCATTAGCAGATGCTACAATGTTTGCAGCAGGCTTGATCTGGCGAACAAGAACCTGCGAGACAGTGATAGCGCCGTCAAGCTTTTCAGCAGCAAGCTGGTTGACGATTTCCTGGCGAACAAGCTGTTCAATTTCAGCACGATTGTCTGCCATCTTCAACGACTCGTAACGACGAGCGACCTTGTATGCAGCGTTGCGACCAAGCTGACGAACATAGTTATACATCAACAGAGTATCGCCTTCTTCGGTTTCAGTGTGGAAACCGCGATTCTTTTCAATGTAAAGTTCTGCAACAGCAGTTGGGTTGATTGAATATACAACAGCCATATCGAAGTCGGATACAGTAGAGTTGTCACTAGCAAGGGGAGTCAAGTCAGCGATATCTACCTGAACGTCCTTAGTTGGGAAAGTGAGAACTTCACCGAAGATAGTCTGATTGATTGAACCAGGCTGGAGTTCAGTAGTTTCAATCGTCTTATCAAAAGAACGACGGACACCAACTTCACCAGTTTCAATACGAGTACATGCAGCAGTCGTGGCCATAAGACCGGCGAGAACAGCAACCTTAGCAATACGATTCATTTTACTTAATATCCTTAAAAGAGTAGAACAATTGTTACAGCGACGATAGTTGCTAGTAACGTACACAACATACTATAGCCTGCCCACTTAGTCAAGCTAATTTTTTCTTTTCGGGTAAATCGTCTAAAGAGGTCAATACCAAAAAAGAAAATCAGAAAAAGTGAGATAAAGGCGATAATCATCTTAACCATAAATAGGTCTCCTTAAGTGTTTACGAAGATTAAGATATAACACGTAGCTAGAGGATTGTCAAGAGTTTTGGTTGCCCGTTTTGCAGCTTTCTGCAAAACGCTTTTCTTGTAGTGTAGGTTTACCGAAAACCTTTTCTGAATGACACACAAGACATTTAGGATTGCCACAATCTAGTGCATGACGCTTTGCGTAACGATGTGGCTGATTGTGCGGATGAGTTGTGCCTAGCGATTTAGCAATACGCACTTGCTTTTTGATTGCGTTTGCTGTGCGATGTAGGCGTGTAGCTTTCTTACTTTTATCGTCGCTCACTTGTTTCTCGTTTTTGGGGTTTGTGAGTTCTTTTGCTTGTTTATCATTTCTTGTTGCTGCTGTCTGGTCCAGCCCATTCTTTTAATGTTTCCGGAATCCATTAAATCTTGAATAAGCTTTTTGCCAGTTCCCATATTATTCAAATCCATTTTCGTCTCTCACTAACCAACCTAATTTAAGTAGGACGGCCCATTGGTTTTAGGATCGTCCATAAGTCCCTTTTCAGTTTGATGTTCTATAGCGTTTAGGGCTTTTTGCTATTTTTTTCATATTGTTCAATTCTGCTTAACATCCAAGATACTAAAAAATAGACGCCGACACTAATGAGTATGCCGGCGCCTACTAAAATTGACATAGCTAAGAGAAAGTTTAACAATACTGTCATTAAAGTATTTATACTAGATAATCCTATACCCTAGAACAATTAGTCCTAGAGCAAGCAAAGTATAGCAACCAATCTGTAACCAATTTGAGTTAGTGTAAAGCCAATTCATGATCAAAACTCCTTACTGGATTTCATTTTCTTTTGCTTGCTGAATCAAGCTATTTTGGTAAGTGATGCGTTCAGTCAAGATAGTTACTGCCTCTGGGCATCGCAACAGAACTTCACGCAACGTGCTTTCAAGGTACCCTGCACGATATGACATACTGTGTACCGGGTCCCCAGTAAGTACAGCAGTGTTTGCTAGCATCTTGTCAATCAAATCAGATGTAGATACAGTCATAAGTAACTCCTTTCAAGCGATACAGAGACACTACATGAAAAATACTAATCTGTCAAGCGATTTCTTGAGTCTTGAACCATTTTAGGACATTTTCCTTGCGCTTGTCAAAAAAGGAAACGTCCATACCAAAGTGCTTCTTGCTCTTGAACAGAAGGCCCTGCCAGGCATAGCCACCTGCATTCTTGGGACGATACTTCCACTTAAGCTGTCCGACAACTTCGCCGTTCTTCTTAACAGCAAAAGTGTGAAACTTTTCGCTGGGAAGATCAGCAAAGCCATCCTTGACCTTAGCAAGGGCCCACTTGACTACGGGAGTATACGGACGAGCAACCTGTTCATCAATGTAAACAGTGCGACCATCTTCGGTCTTGATAATGATATCCTGAATATATTCTTCGGGGTCGTCGGTACGAGCAACAAACTTACCAATCACTTCAATTTCGTCGCCGGCTTCGTTGTATTCAAAGCCGCGTACAAGATCACCAACCTGAAACATGAGAGACTCCTCGTTTTTGCTATAGTCTTGTTATAGCAAAATGGGCAAAGAATGTCAACCGATTATTTTGTTACGCAGCTTCTTTTTCGCCACGAGCAATCTGAATATCAATGTCACGGAAAGTAACGACAAACTTCATCATTTCAAGAGAAGTGTCAGCTAGTACAGCAATTGAATACTTTGACGGCGACTTCTCGTTGTAATATTCAACGTGAATCCAATCAATCATGTCGCCGGCGGCATTCTTAGCACGAACAATGCGAATCACTTCGCCGCGGATTGTACCAGCAGCAGATTCATAGCGAACACGATCACCGATGAGAACAGTTTTAGGAGCAGACATATGTAAAGCCTTTCGTTACTCTGTATTTAACTGTTATATCAGTTTTGGGTAACCGTGTCAACCAAAAAGATCAACTTTTTCCCAAGGAAGATACGATTTTCCAAAATGTCCGTAATTAGTAGAAGCACTATAAATTGGTCTAAACATATCAAATCTATCAATAATTCCCTTAGGAGTTAGATCAACGTTTTCACGAATATACTTTTCTAGGTCCTTACTTTCGCCGTCACTGTCAACATAGAAGCTAGTAGGTTCTTCAACACCAATTGCATAGCTTAGCTGAATCTGTGCCCACGATGCCTTACCGCTAGCAACGATGTTCTTTGCAAGATAACGAGCCATATATGCAGCAGAGCGGTCGACCTTAGTTGGATCCTTGCCTGAGAATGCTCCACCTCCGTGCGGCGCTGCCCCACCGTAAGTATCCACAATAATTTTTCTTCCCGTCAAGCCAGTGTCGCCATCTGGACCGCCAATAACGAATCTACCGGTTGGGTTGATTAGGAACTGGGTATTATCATCAATCAGCTCCGTTGGGACAACTGCACGGATAATTTGTTCAATTCCATTACGAACTTCTTTGATATCTACATCTGGATGATGCTGCGATGAGCAAACAATCTTGTCAATTCTATTGACTGTCCCATCGTCATTGTATTCTACAGTTACCTGACTCTTGCTGTCAGGGCCCATCCAAATCTGATTCTCATTCTTTCTCAGATGAGCAAGTGCTTCAACAATTCTATGACTATAAAATAATGGGGCAGGCATATGATTTTCTGTTTCGTCACATGCGTAGCCGAACATTAGGCCCTGATCTCCAGCGCCAAAATTATCAGTGCCTAATGCAATGTCTGGACTTTGCCCATGCATTAGATTAACAATGTTTACAGTATTCCAGTGAAAACCTTCTTGCTCGTATCCTATATTCTTGATAACTTTCTTCACCATGTAGTCTAAGTCTAAAGGATCAATTTCTCCTTTATACTCTCCTGCCAAGATTACTGAATTCGTAGTCACGAGTGTTTCACACGCACACCTTACTGCCGGGTCCATCGCTGTCATAAACATGTCAAGAATTCCATCACTGATGGCATCTGCAATTTTGTCTGGGTGTCCTTCCGACACCGATTCACTGGTAAATAGATATGGCAAATTAAGCTCCTATGATATACACTTAATTATACTAATATCAGGTCGTTGTAAAGTTTTATGATACCCAACAATCGCAGTTGCATTCAATTACCTTTTCAATTGCCTCATCAACGTTATAGGCCGAAGGTAACAAAACGCTTCCTGTATAGTCAGTGTTTAGATTGTCTGGCACATTGTTAGGGTTAAGTTGCTCGGGTGGTTGCACAGTTACAATGCGTGGAATTTCGGTTGACCCTGACAAACTTGCCGGAACAGTTATCATAACTGATGGGACCGGGACACCTTGAAGTATGGGAGTAATATCTCCGGGTTTAGTTGATCTAGCAGGAATATAAGTTCCAACGAGAGCAGAATCAGTAGGTATATAAATACCATTTGGATTGGGCTTAACAACTTGATTGTCCACTTCTGCGGCGAACCAAGCAGGGTTAGTATAGCCCTCTACTTCGTTCAATAGTTCAGGCTGATCATTCTTTATTATATTAAGGATTGGGCTAGGGATATTATTTTGCACGCCGGCGGCGATAGTTCCATTAGTAGTAAGAGTTTTAACATCATCAGTAGACATATCTACAGGAATATTGTTGTCTAATGTTATTCCTGCGTTTTGAAGTCTTCGTTGATTTCTTTCTTGTCTCATCATACCAACAGTGCTTTGTCCACCTACTGTAGACAAATCAGTTATAGCCTCAATAGTCTGTGCCGACATATGAGGTTTAGTATCTTGTGCTAATTCAGGTAATGAATCCACAAATACATTAATAGCTTGCGGATACGGATTAGTAAACGGATCTTTGGGGATAGTAACAGGAACTAGTGCATTGTATCTAGTTCTTTGTTCAATCATCAATTGAGTTCCCATACTATTCCAATACACATTTAGTTCTTGGGCTTTTTCTGGGTTGGATGCGGCAATTGATGTGATTTCGGTGTTTGCTTGATCAATATAATTTTGTACTACCGAATTCATTGGGCTAGGCCAGCCAGTAGTACCAAACGCGGTGTTTGTTCCGCCTGCGTTTGATGTGGGAGGACACTGAACCTGTGCAAACCACCCGCTAGTATTTGTATGACTTCCTCCTGAGACTAGCGTGACGCTAGTAAGTCTACCAAAATTAGCTATATCGTTAGGATCTGTTCCGATTGTGCAAGTCGCACTAGCACCAAACGGCAATGAGATTGTTGGGACGGGCGCTCCACCACGACCATATCCTCCGCCAGGTGTTACTATAGTGAGAGTGTCAATAAAATAATCACTGGGTGAATTGCTGTCAAGAGTAAATGCTAATACAGCACCCTCCCATGTAACTGCCAGATACAAGTTATCGTATATTGATTTTAGTGTGGTCGTTTGTACTTCTAAAATTCTGTTATATAGATTTTCCCAGGGATAAGGTAACCCGCTCATACAACCAAAAAAATCACTCATCGTGTAGGTGCCATATGGACCTGACCCTAATGCTTGCTTTTCAGAAGTATTATCAATCATTTCCTGATTAGTTGGCTTGCTAGTTCCCGAAGTTAAGGGCAATCCAACCATGCTTTCTAATGACTTAGTAGCTTTAGCAAACTTTTTGAATGTTACTTGCTCAATGTTTCTTACTTGTCGCAGTGAGAACGATAGTGCGCCAATTGCAATTGCCTGATCCTGTGGTATGATTCCATACAAGTAAGAACCAAATCCTTTTTCGGGGACTGCTATATTTTCAGTAGATAGGGGTGTATCTAAAATCGTCGGTGGGCCCTTAGGTATTTGAATGCCCACATAGTCTTTCATTTCCGGCGTTGACAATGCAATATTGACCCCGCCGTCTGCATAGATTGGATAGTAAGTTTTGCTATTAGTAGGCAATCCTAAATCGCTATTGTACTTAGGAACTGTTAATGATTGGAAACTATTAGGGAATAGTTTCCTAACATCTAATAAATCAGCGAGAGATTCTAGTCCCTGAGTTTTAACTTGCATGGGTGCTAATACAGCTTGTAAGTTTTCGCCGCGGATAATCAAAAAGGCACTATAGATTTTCTTTTCTTGATCTTTGGTAGGAGTCAATATACTACCAGAAGATAGATTAGTTACGTCAGTAGATTCTAAACCGGATGCTAGTAATGCAAGAACCAAATCTTGGATAACTGCATTATTTTGACCCAGTGTCGCTAACAATAGTGAGGGCAAACCTAATGCATCCAATCTACTCAAATTAATTAGATTGCCTAAGTTTTCTAAATCTTCTCCAAACTGTCTAGTTGCTAGACTTATACCCATGATATCGGCACTTACCAAATCATCCATGTTACTATACGAGCCATCCATAAATGTTTGACTATTGTGGGAAGACATTATGATTTGGTTAGAAGAATTGATGAATGCAGCAGATGACATTAATGAAGAACAAAATTCCTTATATGCCGGTGTTGATGCATTAACAGTATCACCATTCCAATTGAATTCATTCCAAGCCTGCAATGCGTGTAATCTAATATACCCCCACTGCGTTACTGATTTATTAGGATTAGTAGTGTCGTATGGTATCCAAGTTGCATTTTGCTTTTGGTCAACTACGCCATTTCCTTGTAGAGGATCTGAGTATCCAGCGAGAGCAGTGGCATCATAGTTTCCATATCCAGATGTTGCGGGTCCGGGATAAGGAGGATTAACTCCGTCTCGTGTAATACCCTGTCTTGCACCATATGCAACTGCACCAGTAGTCCAATTGCCGGTTGGGTCTATAGCTTGATATGTGGGCGGCTTAGAATTACCTAATGCGCCTATTGAAGTAGAGCCAATTGAAATTAGATTGTTATAAGTTGCGTCTGAGAGGGTTGCGTTGCTGTTTCCGGGGCCTTGCAAGTATCCATCATTAATTGCATAAGTTAATGTGTGTAAGCAAGTATCAGTGACGCATTTTCCTGGAGTATAACTAACGTTTGTTTTGCTAGAACCCATATAAGATGCAGCAACAGGGTTAATAGTTAATCCCTGGTTAAAAAGGTAAGAACCATTTACGTTTATTCCTAAGGGACTTTGTTTACCTGTATCAGCCATACATCACCTTATGGAACATACACATTAGGACTACCTTGCGATATCTTGTGTCCGCATGTATTTCCTGACCCAACTCGTAGAACAGGTACTCCCTCAGCAAAAACAGTAGGACTACCCTCAGTAGTCTTAGCTGCTTTATGCTTGTTTTTGCCGTGAGGAGTAATGTCGCTAACGTGCAATCCTACTGCGATACCATTTGCAAAAACTGTACCGGCACCTCGGACAATCTGTCCTCCTGCATCGTTTTGATCACCTTTTCTACTGAGTTGTGCCATTCATTATCCTAAAATTAACTTCTTGTCAGGTACTACTAGACCTGTGGTAGCCTCAATATACTTTGACTTGACGCTTTCATCTGTCAAAGCATGGATTGTAACACTATTAGTATTTAGTCTTGTTTCGGCCTTCGGATTTGCAGTAAACAAACTTGCAATCAATCCAAGACCTTGAGGTCCGGGAGCTACTGAAACTGGATCATGCAGTAATATGTAGTTGTCTTCAATGCTTGTTACTCTAGCAACTACTTCTTCGCCGCTAGTAAGCTTAAAGGTGTATACTTCACCTGTCTTAATATCTTTCATTATCTTTCCTTATGCTGCGTGTGGGAGCAGTCTTGCTCTGAGTTGGTCAAACCCACCCACATATTCATCGTCAATAAAGATTTGCGGGACTGAACGAGCATCAGGAACTGCTGCTAACAAATCTTCCTTGGTGTACGTATCACCAATCTTTCTTTCTTCAAACTCAATTCCCTTCTGAGTTAGAAGTGTCTTTGCCTGTACACAATGGGGACAGGCGTCCTTTGACCATACAATTGCTCTCATTATTTTTCTCCTTATA